CCTTCCCGGTCTCATCCCGGTGCACGTACAGCAGGCCGTCCCCGTATCGGCTGGCGTCCAGCGCGCAGGTGAACAGGGTATCCTGCAGGTCGCTGCGGTCGTCGATGTCTTGGACCGCCTGCATCATCGCCTCATCGCGCTCAGCGCCTGCCACGATGCCAGGCGCCTTGTTGAACAGCATCCCCGCGGTCGTCACGCTGATGAGCTTGAAGTAGTTGACGCACAGCTCATAGCTGGTGGGCAGGGCGAGGCCCAGGCTCTCCGCTGCGCGGAGGGTGCGGCTGAGCGAGTCCTTGAACACGGACGCGTGGTCCGCCTGGAACAGCAGGCGGTTGGCCACATAGGTGTCCAGGCGTTCCTTTTCGCTGGGCGGCGGCCAGGGCTTGCCCCGGTCCAGGAAGCTCAGGTCTGTCAGCATCGATTACCTCACAAAGATTCTGTCGGTGGGCGTCCTGGAAGACAGCGTCGGGGCAAAGCCCAGGCCGGTGCCCCGCATCGGCTCCAGGCCGTAGCGCAGGGCGTCGAGGTGGTGGTTGAAGGCATCGACCGGCTCGTTGAGGTATTCGCCGCTGCGCTTGTCCTTGACCCAGGTGTAGTTCTCCAGCTCGTTGATGACGTGGACGCAGCGCTCATCGACGACCAGGTCGTGGCTGAGCACCCACTTGATCCCGTTGATGAGGCTGTCGGGGCCCTTGGCTGCGGGCTGCAGCCGGGTCAGGCCCATGCGCCGCAGCTCCTCGTTGCTCTTCTTGTCCGCGCTGTCGGCCACGATGCGCGCCCGGGACAGCCCCAGGTCGCAGATGGTCTGGTACAGCTGGTCGTTGAGCATCTCGTCGCGGCGGTACTCCCCGGTCACGTAGATGCGCTTCTCCCGGGCGGCGTAGTGCCCCCAGGTCAGCGCGGCGGGGTCGTTGTAGCCGTGGTCCAGCCCGCACCAGGCCGGAAGCCCCGCCACCTCGTCCAGGCTGACGATGCGCTTCTGCCAAAGCGGGTAGACCAGCTTGTCCAGCGTCGCGAACTCCCCCAGCACGTAGATGCGGTAGTACGCGGGGCTGGTGCGCTGCAGCCGCTGGATATCCTCCACATACTCCCGGGGCAGGTAGCGGTTGTCCTCCCAGGTGGAGTGGAACACCGCGGCGTTGGCCGGCGGGTCCAGAAAGAACGTGCGGTACACCCAGTTGGCCTTGCTGACGGGGTTGAACATCAGGTGCAGCTGGTTGTGCTCGCCCTGGCTTCTCAGGCGCAGGCGCAGCTGGGTGAAGTCCTCCTCCAGCAGCTCCGTGGCCTCTTCGATCACGATGTCGTCAATGCCGACAATGGACTTGATCTTCTCCGCGTCTTCCATGCCGGAGAAGAGGTACTCCGTGCCGTTGACCAGGGTGATGGTCATGTCCGTTTTGTTGACATTGCGCACCGCGGGCCGGAGGGGGGAAAGCACCTGCAGGAAAAGCTTGAACACGCTTTCCCGCAGCGTCCTGGCCACCTTGCGCACTACCAGCACCCGGCGCTTTTGCGCCAGGCCCTTGATGACCACCTTTTGAACCACGAAATGGCTCTTGCCGCTGCCCGCCCCGCCATACTCCACGATGATGCGCGGCTCGTACATCCGCAGGCGGGGGAGGAAGGCGGGGTTGACCGCCTTCTCAATGCCGGTCAGCTTAATCGCCATCCGGCGCTCCGCCGGAGAAGTCCAGCACGATGTCGGTGGTCAGGTCAATTTTGTCGGTGTACATGCCCAGGTGCTTACCCAGCAGCTCCAGGGCCTTGAGCTTGTCCGCGAACTTGATTTCGCGCTCGGTAAAGTCGCTACCGCTTTTCACCTTCACGCTGGCAATGGCCGCCCGGTCATCCGCCGCAGCGTTCTCCAAAATCTTGACTTCATCCAGGTCCGCCAATGCAGTCGGATCCAGGAAGGCGATGCGCGCCAGCTCACGGACCACCCGGTCCTGGTTGATGCCGGTGCGAGCGGAGCGGATGGCCAGCAGCTCGTCAACGCGCTTGCGCACGCCGGGCTTGGCCAGGAGCATGCTGGCGCACTGGCTGACCGCCTTGGGGCTGTAGCCCGCGCGGATGTAGGCCTGCGTGGCGTTGAGGTCCACCAGGTACTCCTGGCAGAAGCGCTCATGCCGCTCGTTCTTCAGTTTGCCCATGCGCCGCTCCTTTCGTTAAATCCAGTTCTTGTAGTCGTCCTTGGTCGCTGCGTAGAAGGGGATAAACCTGGGTGTGAACTCGCTGATCACGCCGTCCTCCCGCAGCTTCAGTTCCACGATGACACCGCCCATGTGGGCGCTTAAGCCCTTCCCGCGCATGAACACCGTCTGCGCCGCGGTGGTCCCGCACAGCAGGCTGTGAATGCTGCGGTACTCCATGTACATCATCTTGTGATAGTGCCCGATGGCCATGATGCTGGGCTTCTCGCCGCCGGAGAGCGCCTCGATGATCTTCTGCGGCTTGTAGCTCATCGCGTAGGCGCTGCCGTCCTGCGGGTGCCGCAGCTCCAGGGTGCAGCCGGGGCTGAGCTGGATAATGGCCGACATGTAGCCGGCGTAGACCAGGTCCTCGCGCTGTGCGGCGATCTGGCGCCCGATGTCCAGGCCAAGGGTCTTCACAAAGGAATAGTCGTGGTTGCCGGTGATGAAGGTGGTCGTAATGCCGGGCCGGCTCGGGTACACCTTCACCGCGTGCTCCGCCTGGGCGTCCGCGCCGTGCATGTAGATTTCGTACTCGTGCCCCGGCCGCATCTTCTCGCCGTCGGTCAGGTCGCCGGCGTGGTAGACGTCGGTGATGCCCTCCAGCTCAAACTTGTCGTACAGGTGGTGCAGCAGCGTCAGCTGGGTGTCGACGCCGCCGATGTGCGTGTCAGACACCAGGCCGAAGCGGACGGTCTTCTCCCCGCCCCAGGGCTTCACCACCCAGTTGTCCGTCGGCGGCAGGATTTTGCTCAGGCTGTGCACGCCCTGCTTTTCCTGCAGGTTGTAGCCCTGCTCCCGGATGTCCTGGATCATCGCCTCGGCCACCCGGGGGGATACGCCCATCTGCCCGCTGATGTCCTGGATGCTCCCGCCGCGGCCCAGCAGCTGCAGCAGTTTGTCCGCCGATGCCTCGCCCGTCGGCTGCGGTTTCCTGCCGTTCCCGGCCGGCGCGGGCCGTTGCTTGCCGTTCCCGGGTGATTCGGGCCCTTCCTTGCCGTTCCCGGCCGTTTCCGCCCCGGCAAGCCCGCACAGGCGCTCGTTTGCCAGCGCGTTGCGGCAGCGCGTCCGCACCTGGACGAGATCCAGATGCCCGAATTCCTCCGGGTGCTCCCGCTGCATGCGCACGGACAGTTCCGCCCAGGTCAGCCCGGAATCCTTCAGTTCCTTCACCTTCCGGCGGATGTCTTCCGGAATCCTCGGCCCCGTCATCAGCTGTCCCCGCCTTCATCGTCTCCCGCTTCCAGCAGCGCCGGGTTGTCTTCCAGCAGCTGGTACAGCTGGTGCGCCAGGCCGTCCACCAGGCGCTCGTCCTGGTTGGCCTCGGTTAAGCCGAGGGCTTCCAGCATCCCGTGGAGGCACTCATGCAGAAAGGTGATTTTCGCGTAGTCGGTGTCCGCGTCCACCACGGTTATCACCTGCTCGCGGTAGCTGATGAGGCCCTCACGCTGCTCGCCCAGCAGGCTGGGCGGCACCCTGCTCACCGCGTACGGCAGCCCGCCGATGTGAACGATCTCAGGAATCCTCATGCAGCCTCCTGTCGTATTGATTTGAAATTGATTGACCCCAGCCCCGCCACACTGTGGTCCATGCGCACAAAGCGCCCCGCCGATTGGGTGAGAGGAATAGCGCCCGCACGGCACCCACATAAATCCCTGAAAGCATATGCCAGAATGCATATGAAAAGAGCCGGGGTTCTGCCTCCAGCTCTCGCGATTGTAGGATACCACAGGCGGCTGTCAAATGTCTGTCGGTTTTTGTCGGGAGATTTTCCAAATCTCCTCAAACGCCTCAATCGCTGTTGTTTTCAGCTCATCCCGGACATGGGATTCCGAGTAGCCCAGCAGCTCGCCGACCTCCGCCCAGGTGCAGTTGTTCAGATACCGGTGCACCAGCAGCGCGCGTTCACGGCTGTTTGGTAAGCCTTCGATGAGCTCCATGGCCTTCTCTTTCAGGGCGACCCGCCTGTCAATCTTCCGGTTGATCAAGTCCATCAGCGCCTTGTGCTGCTCAAACAACTGCTCCGGATCCGGCGGAACAAGCGTAGCCAGCTGCACACCCAGCGCCTCGGTCTTGCTGCCAACGCTGTGCTGCACCACCACGCCCAGGTTCCCGCTGGGGTAGGCCCGGTCCAGCAGGCTCTGGCGCTGGTCGCCCAGCCTGTTCTTCTGCAGCTCCAGCGCGTTGATTTCACAGTCCAGATGCCTGATGCTCACTAGAAACTTTTCTCCCGTCATACCACAGACCTCGCTTCCGTAATTCGCGCCTTCAGCGCGGCCAGCAGGGCTTCCTGGATGCCGTCCTTCTGCTCAAGGGCCTTTGCCACCGCCTCGTCCATCCCGCCCTGGGCCAACAGCCGGTGCACGATGACGGGGTGCGCCTGTCCCTGGCGGTGCAGCCGCGCGTTGGCCTGCTGGTACAGCTCCAGGCTCCAGGTCAGGGTAAACCAGATCACGTGATGCCCGCCCTGCTGGAGGTTGAGGCCGTAGGCGCAGCTGGCCGGGTGCGCCAGCAGGACGTCCACCCGCCCCGCGTTCCAGTCCTCCGCGTCCCGGGCGCCCTGGTACACGCGCGCACGGATGCCCGGGTTCAACTTCCTCAAGGCGGCCAGCATCCTGGGCACCTCGTGCTGATAGCCGTAAAACAGCAGCGCCGGCGCGCCGTCCAGGCCCTCCACCAGCTCCGTCAGGGCGTCCAGCTTGCAGTCGTGCACCGGCACCGCGTTCCCGTCCTCGGCGTAGGCCGCGCCGCTGCACAGCTGCAGCAGCTTGTTGGTCAGCACGGCCGCGCTGGCCGCGGTGACGGTCTCCCCGTCCAGGCTCAGCAGCATGTCCTTTTCCATCGCCCGGTAGGCCGCGGCCGCCTTCCGGTCCAGCGCCACCGGGATGTCGTCGACGACCAGTTCCGGCATCTGCAGGTAGTCCGCCGCGGACAGGCTGATGGTGATGTCGCGGATTTTCTCCCGCACCTTCTCCTCCGCGCCGGCCAGGGGCTTGTACTCGTGGGTGTAGGGGTTGAAGCTGAAATACTGCTCGCGGTAGCTGGTCAGGGTGCGGCCCAGGCGTTTGCCCTGGTCCAGCAGATAAATTTGACTCCACAGGTCGGCGATGCCGTTGGGCGCCGGCGTGCCGGTCAGGCCGACCACGCGGCGGATGGCGGGCAGCACGGCCTTCAGCGCGCGGAAGCGCTTGGCGCTGGCGTTCTTGAAGCTGGTCAGCTCGTCGATGACCACCATGTCGAAGGGCCAGTCCTGACGCAGCTGCGCAACAAGCCAGGCCACATTATCCCGGTTGATGACGTAAACGTCCGCGTTGACGTTTAGGGCGGCATTTCGCTGCGCCTCG